CCATCGATCCCAAAGCAAAATCAAACGATAAGGCTAGAAATAGATATAAAAAGATTGTTGATAGTAAACCAGTTTTACATAAACATATCATGGAATGTCTAGATAGACAGCTTTTAGTAAACAAAGAAAGCCTCGGATTCTTACAGAATTTAGAGGTTTGGATTAATAACTATACTTGGGAAAAGTATGAAAACTTAAACGATTATGCACCAACCGACGAAACAAAATCAAGAATCACAAGATCCCTTTAAAAAGAGAGGCTTTAAAAGTATAAATAAAGCTATATCAGCATCGTTACACCAGGTAGTAAATGGTATGACGGGCAGGAGACTTGTCTTTCCAACAGCATGGCCTAGATTAAATAAGAATTTACTAGGAGGACTACAACCAGGTAAGATGTATGTAATTGCAGGACGACCAGGAGTAGGGAAATCAGCATTTAGTAATCAATTAATATTTGATTTACTAGATAACAACGATAAGAGTAACTTACTTGTTTTATACTGGAGTTTTGAGATGCCAGGGTATCAGCAGATACTTAGAGCAGGCTCTAAAGGCTCAGGTAAAGAGATAGGAGACTTATTATCAGTTACAAATAGATTAGATAACGACGCATATGACCACTTCAAAAAAGAAGTTATGAAGTATGCTAACTATCCAGTTCATTTTAACAACGTTCCTAGAGATATGGAGTTTATTAAAGACTCTAACAGTGAGATAGCACAGAAGTACCCTGATAAAACTATAGTTAATGTATTTGATCATTCCCGCTTAATATTAAGCAACAAGGATATGGAACTGCAAAAACTAAATGAGGTTAGTAAGGGGTGCATGTGGATGCAATCAACAATGGGGTGTATTAATATACTCTTATCACAGTTAAATAGAAACATAGAGCAGGAACATAGAGCTAAAGCACAGTACCAACCACTCCTAACAGATTTATTTGGGGGAGATAGTATTGGGCAAGACGCGCATGTAGTTATGATGCTACAACGTCCTCATGATTTATATGGTATCACTGATACATATTGTCAAGAGGATCCGGTAGGATTATTAGCTGTACATGTAGAGAAGAATAGAGATGGCTTATTAGGTATGATACCTTATGAAGCTGAAATGTCAACGTTTACAATTAAAGAGAGACCATAATGAAAAAAACATCAAAAATAGCACTTGAAATATGTAATAATTTAAATCGCACCATTAGAACAATGAAAGTGTTAACACCTGTAGAAAGTGTATGTAGCTTTAAAACTCCTACGAGAGCTAAAAAAGCTACTCTAGAACTAATGTTAAGTAAATTAATGAAGACGCATAAAATAAAAACAAAAGATTTAATACTATGAATTTACCAACGGAAAAAATAAAAGCGAGCCGTAAATCGCCAAAGAACATGATAATATATGGGGCCCCTAAAATAGGGAAGACTACCGTATTAACACAATTAGAAAACTGTTTAATTATAGACCTGGAATCAGGTTCAGATATGGTGGATGCTTTGAAGGTTAAAGTAAACAACTTAAAAGAGCTTGCAGATGTAGGAAGGGAAATAATTAAACAGGGAAAACCATATAAGTATGTTGCCATTGACACTATCTCGAAGCTAGAGGAATGGTGTGAAGATGAAGGTAAGCAGATTTATATGAAGACTCCTATGGGTGTAAACTTTGAGAAAAAGAACCCTGGTATGTCAATCCTATCCTTGCCTAATGGCGCCGGCTACTTATATTTAAGAATGGCCTACAAAAAATGGATAGATAGAATGAACATGCTAGCGGATCATATCATCTTAGTTGGACACCTCAAGGATAAGATGCTTGAGAAGAAAGGAAAAGAGGTTGCTGTTAAGGACCTTGATTTAACCGGAAAGATCAAACAGATTACGTGCGCTAATTCAGATGCTATAGGGTATATCTACAGAGAAGGGGATGAAACTATGGTCTCATTTGACTCTCTTGAAGATACAATAGCAGGGACAAGATGCGCACACTTAAAGGGGCAGACCATGCCTATGAAATGGTCATCAATATTTATAGACTAATTAAACATGATTGAAGGAAACGTACCAACTAACGGCAAGGTTGTAAAACAAGAAACGCCAGCAGAGATTACCATCTCTATGATCACTGAGGATCTAAAGAATGGTATTAATAAGGCAGAGATGTCTATTAAATACAGTATCAAACCCTGGGAAGTAGATGAGATGTTCAAGCATCCTCTTCTTAAAGGTAAGAGGCCTGCTAGAAGAAGAACTTTATCTTTTAGCTTTGTAGATGATGTATCTACAGATGCTGTTAAAGAGATTATTGAGGAGGTAAACCCTGCGCAAGTAACTCTAGAACAAGCTATCGATGAGGTTACTGAAACAGTTACAGAGGTAAAAGAGCAAATGCAAGAAACGCAAGAAGCTATTACTGATGTACTGGGTGCTACTGAATTTGATGATTTTGAAGACCTGGGCAGTGAAGGGGATTATCATCAACCACCTACTTTGGAAGATACTTTAGAATTAGTAGAAGAACAAGAGATGGAGATAGAAGACGTAGAAGAAGATAGTAGCAACACATTTAACTTATAATTAATAAATAAAACAGTAAAAAAATGGCAATACAAAGTAATGCAAACGACGTAGTAGACGCAGGCGCAGAATTATGGTCTGGAATCACAAACATGAAAGTAATAGCAGTTAATCCTACACTAGCAGAGTTAAACGCTATGGAGATTAATGCTAAGACAGAACCTAACTATAAAGTAGAGTTCAGTGGTCAAGCTTATAACAAGATAGTATTCTGGATAGGAAATGAGGATGCAAAAGTTAAAGCAGAGATCTTAATGGCTCCTGAGCCTAGAACATCTAAGACAGGTAAATACCAATGGATAAATAAATTTGGTACAAGCTGTTGGTCCGATGCTGAACCTACATATGATTGGTTTAAAGCTGATGGTCAACATAAATGTATGATAGGAGAAGAGACTCTTATTAAATTTATGACTGCTTGGGCAAATGTACTTAAAGGAGGAGAGGTAACGTTAGACACTATGCAAGACATCGCAGCAGGTAATGTTACAGAGCTTAGAAGTTACATAGAAGGATTGAAAGAAAATGAGATCAAAGTCTTAGTAGGAGTTAAAGATGGTAAGTATCAAAGTGTTTATTCTAAATACTTTGGGAAAGCTAGTGTTAATCGTACAGACTTCTTTGTTAATGAATTAAATAAAGAATTTGGTAGCTTTAACGCAGACTTTAATGCTGACCTTGTATGGGGAACGTATAAGCCTACAGCTTCACTGGTAACTCCAGATACTACTGAGGATGATAAAGATTGGGAATTCCCAGATGCACCTCAAACTAGTGCTAAAGAAACGGTAGACTCTCCGTTTTAATGGCTATTGACTGCAGAAGCAGTAATGATACCTTATCAAAAGATGTCATACTCGGTAAAATTACTGAGTATGACATTTTTAGGTACTATTGCCCCAATTTTAAAGAGCTTAATAGAAAGTTTTTAAGTGACTTACGACAAGATAAGTCTCCTACTGTTTCTATCATACCTTATAATGGAAGACTATTATATAAGGACTTTGGAAATGCAGATGCTTTTGACTGTTTCAGCTATGTTAAGTATAAATATGGATGTTCTTTTGTAGAATCTTTAAGAATTATAGATAATGATTTTGGATTAAACCTTAGTCCTAATTTAAAGGGTATTCAATTTACAATGGGGTTAATGGCATCTAAGCAAAATGCTCCTGTTTTTAGTAAACCTGCAGTAATTATTCGGAAGAAACGTCGGCCCTGGAATAAAGAGGATGCGACTTTTTGGGCCAAATACTTGGTGACTAAACACATTTTGTCTATGTTTGCAGTAGAACCAATAAGTTATTTTTGGATTAACGACGCTAGATTCACATGTAATTCAGTTAGTTACGCCTTTAAATTTAAAAATCGATATAAAATTTACTCTCCTTACGAAGATAAAAATAAGTGGTTAAGCAATACAACAAAAACTGATGTACAAGGCTACGACCAACTCCCGACTAAAGGTGAGAGACTTATCATTACCTCTTCTCTCAA